CTAGAATTAGAAAATAATGGAAAAACAATATATCATTGGGACATTAATACGGGCGCTACATTGTACGTTAATAATGGCGGTAGTACAAATATATCAACTACTACAAATAAAGATAAAATTCAAGAAATAAGAAACAAAGCAAATGAAATATATCCAACTATTGATAATAAGGAGGAGTTCAAAAAATGTGTAAACTACTGGATTCAAAGAATTGAAGACAAAGGTTGGAAAGGAGAATTTAATCTTGAACAAAGATGGCAAAATTGGCAGAACAGAGCGAGTTGAAAAAATTGTGTTTTTTCCATAAATAATATGTTTAGTTTTTATTAGTTAATTAATGTGTTTTAATCACATTGAATAAGGCAGTCTGTGAAGATAGCCTTATTTTTTTGTTAAATAACGTTAAGAAATTTGGAGGTTTCAAACAGATGAAGTACTTTTGTGGGTGGATAAAGTAGGCTTAAGAAATAAATGGCAGTAGATTTACTGCCATTCTTTGTTTTAAGCATATATATTCCAGCCTTTAGCAGTTCCTATAGAAATCTCATCACCAACTTTATCAAGGAAGTTTTGATGAACCAGTAATTTAGCTTGTGATGAAGTTGGTGTTACAGAATTTCCAACGAAATCGTAAAGTCCATTTAGAACATTAATACAACTTTCATAAGATAGGTTAGGGCAGTTATTTAAGGCACGAGAAATCAGTTGAGATTTAAGATTAATTAAACCTCCAAAATTTATTAATTTATCATTACTACTAAACATACCAGCATAGTTACTAAAAGTAACAGAATCACAACGAATTGAACCTAAAGTAACTAAATTTCTACAATAAGTAAACATACCATTCATATTAGTTACCTTACTGGTGTCCCAATTTGATGTATCTAAATTAACTATATTAGTATCACTAAGCATATAATTCATATCTGTAACTTTACTAACATTCCAATTTGATATATTTAATTCAGTTAATCCCTGACAATATTCAAACAAAGAACCCATTTTTGTTACATTACTAACGTCCCAATCTTCAATACCTTCAATGTATTTAAAATTATCATTAAAAGTATTTAGTTTAAACATATTAGTCATATTAGTAGTAGCATTTGTTATATTAATTTTTTTCAAAATCTTTCTTTCATTTCCTTCGTTTAAAAACGCATTTGACATATCCTTTTGACAAGGAAAATTACTATCAACCATATCATAAAGGTTAACATATCTCATTTGTGCCTTTGTCCCTTCTGGGAATCCAAAATATTCATTTAAATCCATATCATTCAATTATTTAATAAGCAACTGCAGTCCAACCATTTGGAAGAGCATTTATTATTGGTGTATAATCATATCCTTCTGGGTAATATAATGTTCCAGTTGAATTAGTAAATTTAAACATTTCGCGAGTAATAACATTTGGATTTATAGCTCCACCGAATTTAACAGATTCTATTGCATCACAATAATAAAACATAATACTCATATCTTCAACATTACTTAAATCTAAATTAGATAAATCAACGGTTTTTAATGAATCACAACCATAAAATAAATGGTCTAAACTTTTTAAACTAGAAACATTCCAGTTTGGAAATACTATATTTTCAAGTTCATAACAATTATAAAACATACCATACATATTTTCAACTTTTGACATATCCCAGTTTGATAAACCATCTATGTTTTTGATATTAGTAGAAGAAAAAAATTCTGTTAGATTTGTAACGTTTGATGTATTCCAGTTAGATAAAAGATTTGTGTCTTCAAAATTAGAACTAGCAAACACCCTTCTCATATCCTTCATTTGAGACACATCCCAGTTATATACAAAATCAAAATTCTCAAAATTATCACAATTACAAAACATATATTCCATATACAATGGTTTTAAACCATCCATTCCAGTTATGGTTGTTAAATTACTACAATTATTGAACATACTATAACAATCATAAACCATACTCCAATCATATTTACTACCATCAAATTCAGTAAACGTTGAACCAGAAAAAGTAATACCATTTGGAATAACCATTTTTTCAGTCTTATTTATAGAATAACTAACCTTTGCCATTGCATTAAACCCCTCATCTGGCAATATTTCACCAGAAGCACCAGCATTTAAAACAACATTCTTTTCATCTTGCACAATTGGAACTGGAACATTAACATTAAGATGAACATTACCTTGACCAGTAAAACCTTCTGCAACCTCTATATCATAGTTTCCATTTTCGTTTATATCAACATACTTTTCACCCTCAATTGGAATATCTACATTAACTTGAACATTACCTTGTGCAACATATCCTTCTGGAACGTTAATATTATAAACTCCATTTCCATTTATATCAACGAACTTTTCACCCTCAATAGGAACATCCACATCAATTTCCAGACTATTAACACCAGCATAGCCAGTATTAGGTTCAATCATATAAACACCATTTTCATTGTAACGTCTATACATATAACCCTCAATAGGAATATCAACGTTTACTTTACCAAATCCAGTAAATCCTTCATCTGGGTAATATACACCATTTTCTCTAATAGTAATATTCTGGTTGTTTAATATCAATATATTTGGCTTATATTCATTGTTTTCATAATCCAAAGTACAACTACTATCTTCTGCAATCTGTATTCTAACAGAACAATAAACTCCAGCACAATAATCCTTAAACCTATCTGTAAAAGGCTGGAATATTATATCTTCGTGGTCTGCCATATAATCTTCACAGAACGTATTAATGATATTAGTTAATCCATCTTTTGCTTTAGATTGAATTAAAACTCTATTACTTTCATCGTCCATTAGTCTATCAACAATGAAAAGATTTAATCCATAGGTATCAAATCCATTACTATTAACGTGGCTAGTCTGGGTAATATGAAAAACTCCGTACTCAACACCAGCATTTGCATTCAGTACTTCATATATACTACCATCTGTTGCAGTCCTTATATTTGGTTGCAACTTTGCTATACTTTTTAAAGTATCTATTAAATTAATTAAAGTCATATTATTAGATTTATTTTCTACCTCTTATTCCACCTAACCAAATGCCACAATCAGACATACTATATAAATTAGCATTAATCTGATTACAACATTTCTCATCTACTTCCGCAAAATCATCCCTATATTCCAGAATGAATTCTTGCATCCTCTTACAATAAAAATTGGCTCTAAATCCCCAATATTCCATTAAGTTTGCTTTTTCTGTTTCACCCAAATGAACAATATGTTCATCATTGCTTATAACAGCGCCCATATTGCTTAATTTACTGCCAATAATGGGAATGATATCTGTTAATACCCTATACTTTAAATACGGCTGAATATATAGATTTAAAAGCATTTCATACTTTTCATTTTCTCTTATTGTGTTGTCCTTAATCTTCTTTTGCAATGACTTATATAGTTTAGTTCCAATAATCTGTTGAAGTCCTATTTCTTGTGCTTCCTTCATTGCTGGAAGTAAGAACTTACCAAACAAATTATCATCTAATCCAGAATTTTCCTTTATATATTTTTCGCTTGTTAATAATACCATATCTCTATTTATTACTTATTCATTATTATTTAAGGTGAAAGGCTTAATCTGAATATCCATCAAAGGTTTTAATGCACCAACCATTTTCTTTTGAATTGGTTGTATCATCGTCTTGTTGAATAATTTAAAACTACTTTCATACTCTTCAGATGAAAAACCCAAATTTTCTGTTGCTATACCAAAGAGGTTCGGATTTGCTCTAAACGTGGTAAAAATATCTTGTCTAACCTTTTTAGCAAGACTATTATACCTTTCATCATAATCATCTGTGTTTAGTTTTTCAATAGTTACAGCATTATCTTTATTGCTGTTAAATGCCAACAAAAATCTACTGGCATTCTCTGCACCACAGAATTTTTTATTAATCTGTTTTTCTATTTCGTCCTTCTCTTCATCAGTTGGAACACCATTATTAAAGTTAATGATAGTACTGGCATTAAATCCATTTTTTACCTCGTTAAAATGGAAATGATTAATTTCAACATCAGTTAAACAACTTTCAATTGCTGTGTTCCATAGCGGTGTAGGATATGTTTCCCTACTATTATTTTTGACCATTAGAACAGAACTTTTGGTAACAACACCTTCTTGATATTTTGGTAGGCTAATACATTTTACTCTACCATAAGTTTTATTCCAATCTTCTGAATAGAAAAATACAGAGTTATCTTTATTGCTTCTCACATTTTTTGCATCCAAAGTTTTAATGTTTGCCAGTTTACCAAAACTATTATAAAGCACGTTAAAATAACAAACTCCATAGGTTACATAATCCTTTACTGCCAGTTCTATTTCATTCCTTATCTCATCGGTAACATTAATGCTATCACCCATTACATAATCAGTAATGCCATTGATGATACTATTTAAAGTACTGCATTTCTCAACGATTCCAGCCAAAAATTCTGGATATCTATTATCATTTCCCCAGATTGAAAAATCTTTGTTGCTTATTTCCTTGCTTACATTTTCTGGTATATAATCTACAACGTACCTATTTATACTTGCAAATCCTACTTTTACTTTATTATTTTCCTTTTTATCTTCCATTGTATTGTATTATTTCATCTTCAGTATTATATTCATTAATTTCTGGTTCGTATTTTCCTATCTGCAACAAACCAGTAGCAATTATCTTATTCTCGTGGATTAGTTGGTAATTGTATTCTCCATCATCCATTCCATCTGGTAATATGATATTAAGGTAAACATAATATCCGTTTATTCCTTTAACATCATTCCAAATCTCATATTCTTTATGAGTTACATTGTTTATTAATTTCAGTATCATTTTTTATTAAAATATACCGAAGTTGCACATAATTTTATACCATTTTTATACCAAATTTCACATAATCCAGAAGATTCTATAGTATTTTTATTATTAATTGGAATAAATGTTCTATCTTTGTGACTGGTAAAGATAACACCAGTAATAAGAGGTAATCTCTGATTGAGGTAAGTAACTTAAATATTGATAATTAGGTTATAGTAGGGGGTTCGAATCCCTCTTCTTCCGCTAAAGAGATTCAGGTAAAAACCAGAGTCTCTTTTTTTTAACCTTCCTATCAATCCTTTTATACCCTCAAAGGTATAATTATCAGTTATTTACGTTATTTTGTACCCGAAAAGGTATAATCTCAATCAGATGAAAAAGTTAGAATATAGCATAAATTTTGCTATATAACTTGTAGCCTTTTTAGGGACAAAAAAACCAGTCACATTACTAATGTTATCTTCCAGAGTATTAATGAATTAAAACAAAAAAAACAATGGAACGAACAACATTTTCAATTTCCTATTATTGTAGGAAAAGTAAAGCAACAACCAGAGGGTTAGCACCCATTGAGGTCAGTCTAATTGTCAATGGCAAAAGAACATTTATAAATTTGCCTAGAAAAATTGAACCAGAAACATTTGAGAAGTTATACAGCCAAAAGAAAACTAATGAGTTGAAAGACTATCTAAATGTATATACCCAGAAGATTTATGAAGTTCAAAAAGAACTAATGTTATCTGGAACACCTATTACAGCGCACACCATAAAGGAGTATATCAAAACTGGGGGTGTTAAAACATATACATTAGAAGATTTATTTAATGATTTCATTGAAGTACAAAAGAAAAGAAATCCTAATGTAATTAGAAAATACATAATAACATTTGAAAATTTATTTAAATTACACGATAGAAAAAAAGAATTAACTGCAATTAATAATGCTGATGCAGATGAATTTCTAAACTATCTCAAAGGCATATATGAACAAAGTACTTTATCTGGGCAAATAACAAGAATAAAATGTATCTTCAATTTTGCTCTTAATAACGGAAAGATAAGAACTAATCCTTTTAATACATTGCAAAAAATAAGCAAAGGAGAAAAACAAATCGTAGCATTAAATAAAGAAGAGATTGAGAGAATAATAAATGCTAAAATGCCTACCAATTATTTACAAAAAGCAAAAGATTTATTCTTATTTCAAACTGGAACTGGTTTAGCATTCATTGATATGTATAATTTAGAACCAAAAGATTTAATAGAAAATAATGGGATATGTTACATTCAGAAAAATAGGCAAAAAACCAAAGTAGAGTATATATCTTTAGTTTTACCAATGGCAAAGAAAATCTGGGACAAATACAATGGAAATCTTCCTAAAATTTCAAATCAACGTTATAACATTTATCTGAAGGCATTAGGTGTTAGTTGTGGTATTGAAAAGAACTTGCATTCACATCTTGCCCGCCACACCTATGGAACGTTATTGTTAAATGAAGGTGTTAGGTTAGAGGTAGTTTCAAAAGCGCTGGGACATTCAAATTTAAGACAAACCCAGCATTATGCGAAGTTGCAAAGCAAAACTATGATAAATGAATTTAAAACAATTTTTAATTTATAAATTATGAAAGAGATTTACAAACCAATAGAAGAGAAAAAATCCTACAAAAAAGTAGGTAATTAATAATAAGTTTATATTGTATTTATATTGGAAAAAGGGAACTAATAATTAGTTTCCTTTTTTTTATTTTTTATTGATTTTTTTCTTGCAAATCGTAAATTTTTAGAAAACCCAGATATTTATTATAAAACAATAATAGAGAGATAAAAAACTATGTTTAATGATAAAAAGAGAATTTCACAATGATAGCGATGATAGAATAATGGCAGAACACATTCTTAAAGAAATCTTAACTGGATATGCAGAAATCCATTGGACTGAATACCAATATGACAGAATAGATGGTTATGTAACAACAAAGAAAGGCAATAAATATAAAGTTCATATCAAAAATAGAATGAATTATTCTATAGATGATTTTAAAACCACAATGATAGATAAAACTTGCTATGAAGATTCAATAGAAGATGCAATATTGATTATACTATACCCAAAGAATGAAAAGGTTTTAATGTTCACAAGTAAATGCATTCAGAATGCATTCAAAGGAAATACCAAAAGAAATGTAATATCATATTCAGAAACAACAAAAGAATGGTATATAGAGAAAAATAAAGAGCTGTCTGAACTAGATATCAACAAAGGGAAAATAATGACTTATCAAGAATTAAAACTAGCAGTATGAAAAAAATCAAGTACAAAGAAAAACCAGTAATAAATAATAAATATGAGTTAGTTGAATATCTCTGTAAGGGGAAGATATTGAAACAGATTATCCTCAATACTGCCAAATGGTCATACAATGAATTAAATGATTTGGAGAATGATATTTATATAAGCCTACTGGAGATGGATGAAGAGAAACTATTAAGGATGTATGGTGATGATAGTTTAAGGTTCTTTTTATCAAGGATTGTTGTAAATAATCTGATAAGCACAACTTCACCATTTTACGTTAAATATAAAAAGTTTCAAAGTCTTTCAGAAGAGATAACACCAACATTTATGGATAATTATTAAAATGATGAATATCAAAGAATTGCGAAAAGAAGTACAAGAATTGGATAAAAAGTATAGATACGAAAAACCAGATATATGGGATGATGAAACTACTGGGAAGCAATTATTGTTGTGTCTGGATGAACTGGAAAGAGCAGATAAAACAATAATTATGTTATATGCCGAATATGGTAGTTTAAGAGAGGTTGCAAAAAAACTGGGTTGCAGTTATCAATCAGTTGCCAATGAAGTAAACAGAATAAAAGGGATAATGATAAATAAACAAAAGGAGATTGAAAAATGGTTTTAAAAATATTTTACATTGCTGTAATTAGTACAATCATAATAGATATGACAGATTTTATGCCAACTATGAAGGAATGGATTTGGAAAATGGTTAGTAAAAAGAAGTATGAATACTTCAGATTAAAACCATTCGATTGCAGTTTGTGTTTAACTTTTTGGATTGGATTAATATTCCTTATCATAAACAAAGAGTTATCCCTCCTTAATCTGGTATTGTTATTACTAATAGCCGTTTCAACACCAATAATTAAATTACTTATTGATTTGATACTAACGGCATTAAATGTTTTTTTAATAAGAATAATTGAAATAATTGAAAATAAATAATTTATGAGTTATATTTTAAATAAAGAAGATAAAGATTTCTTGCTATCAATTCAAAACCAATTAGAGACAGCATACAAGCATAAATATATAAGAAATATGGATGTTCCAACGAAAAAGAAACTGATTGCTTTATGGGAAAGGATGATAGATAAAAAATACATTGGTAATATCCATTGTGGAAGTTGCATAATGGAGTTGTGTTTAAATGTCGCTAAATGGTTAAAAAATAATTATAAAGATGGTTGGGAACTTGAACCTTCAAAAGAAATAATTGAAAAAGAAATAATTACAAAGGAAAATGGCAAAGAAGTCACAAGTAGCAAAAAAAGAGGACGTAAAAAAACCAGTATATGAATTAGCACCAACAGAAGAGATTGTACCTTTATTTAAAAATTACACCATTGAAGAGATTGAAAATTTTATTCAATCTGTGTATAAACCTAAATCAGAGCGCCAAAATAAAGCATTCTGGGTTAATGATAAATTGGAATTACGAAGACTATATATTCAAAAATGCATTAATGATGGAATGAGCAAACCAATGGTACACCAACGTTTAAAGGAACTATTAGGTATTGGAACATATACTGCTTACAGATATATCAAGGATGCAATGGATAATCTGGTTGAAAATAATGAAGAGGTAAAAAAGTATTATAGAGATATTCAAATAAGCAGAACTGAACAACTATTAAATATGTCTATTGCACGTGGTGACTTAAAAAATGCTTTAACAGCCAATGAACAACTAAATAAGATAAATGGCATTTACAATGAAAAAGTTGAAACAGAAATAAAACACATTTATAAATTTAATTTTGGTGGTGATAATGAGAACATTGAATCTTAATTTTGAAGGTTATAGACCACGAGAACACCAAAGAGCAGTTCATAAACTAATACTGGGGCAAAAGGATAGAATTGTTTGTGTCAGGTCCAGAAGACAAGTTGGTAAAACAACAATGGCTGAAAATATTCTACTCTGGTTTGGTATTAACCAATATCCCACAACCTCTATGTTAATAAGCATTACTTTGGCACAATCAAGGAAGGTATTTAAGGATATAGTTAATGCCATTGAAATGACTGGTATCATAAAGAAAAAGAATGAACAGACATTAGAAATAACTTTAAAAAATGGTAGCCAGATATTATTCAAATCTTCCGAGCAAGGAACTGAATCATTAAGAGGTTATACAATTTCTGGTGTGTTAATTTTGGACGAAGCAAGTTTCCTTTCAGAAGATATACTTCAAGCAGTACTTCCATTCTGTAACGTACATAGAGCGCCAATACTAATCATTTCAACACCAAAGTTTAAGAATTGCTTTTTCTATAGGTTCTTTATGAAAGGTTTGAATGGTGATAAAGGTTATTATTCTGTTGATTGGAATGAGTATGATTTATCTGAATTTTTGTCAGAGGATAAATTAAAGGAGTTTGAACAAATACTACCAAAGAACCAGTTTAAAACTGAATTTTTAGGAGAATTTTTAGATGATGATGGTGTTGTATTTGGTAACTTTAAAAGTTGCATTGCAAAGGATGTAAAAAAAAGAAGTTATAAAGGAAAAAGGATTGTTGTTGGAATTGACTGGAGTAGCGGAACTGGTAATGATAATACCAGTATAACTTTACTGGATGAAGATGGTAATGAAATAGATTTGATTGCTTTCAATAACCTTAATACAACCGATACGAT